TATGACCCAATCCATAATGCGTTTTAAAATCGGACTTGTGTTAAAAATTTGTCTAACATCTTGATTAATAAATTGATTTGTAATTGGCACTAATAATCGGTTTGCTTTTAATATATTTGTTACGAATACTTGACAGTTGTTGTCAATCGGATTATACGGGTAAAATGTTGCACCCATTTGTTGTTTTGTATTTTCAATTAATTCATTTAAATTTATTTGTCGCACAAGTCGCACGGGTATAATCTCTATAAAATCGTTAGCAGGAGGATTTTCAATGATATTTATCCTACTATTCTTCTCAATTGCGAAACGTGTTTGATTTGATAATTCAATATATAAAGATAAATGATATAATTCATCATAAGGCGAGTTATATAACTTTCTATTAATCTCAAACCAAGATAGCACTGACAACAAAATATTTAACAATGTTGAAAGCGGTTCGCGTCTCACAAACATTTTCGTAATTGTCTCATCGCCGTGGTCTGCTAAAAACTGTTTCATTTTTGGAGGTTCTGCTGTTGATGGCGACCATAAAGAACTCGCTATATTTAATATCCCGTCGCCTTCCATCGGCGGTTGTTCGGTTTTCAATTTGCGTTTGCGTGGCATATATTAACATTAGAAAACCTTTTCAAATACTTAAACATCCTCATTTGTGAGGATGTTTTAAGACAAAGACAAGAAATGTGAGGAGATAGACAATAAAAGAAAATACTACGACACTTTTAATTTCCAGGATAAGAATCCATATATAGGATTTTTGACATTTATATTTGTCTATTTTTAAATTTCCAATTTCTATCCTGAGTTTTTTTATTTCGTGGTATTTCTTTTTTTAATCTCTCTTGTTATCTTGTCTTGGTTATCTTGTCTATCTTATTCTTATTCTTTTCTTAAAGAAAAAAATATATACTACTCATCCTTAATAACAGTTCGCCCGCTTGGTTCGGCTTTGAAGAACTGCTCCAAAACGAATTCGTTATGTTTAAAATCATTAGAAATATTCAAGTCATAAAACAAATCACAAAAGGTCTTTGCGTCCTTTAGCAAATCTTTTGAACGCAAGTCGCACCGAGTCACAAAATACAAGAACGCCAAGCAAAAAAATCCGCAAACTGAACTCATCAGTGACTGATGATCGGCCTTGTTATAATGTAATTCAATTCCCCGACAAAATCGGGTAACTTCTTTTGGCGGTCCTACACCGTAACTGTCATAGTAATAACCAACACGTTTATTGTTTGGATACTTCATTACAATAAAACAGGTCCAATGAGTTCCATTAGAATTTGGTTCAGTTTCGCTTTCTAAATTAATAACGTAACCATTATTATATTCAAGAGTTTCGCCTTCTAATTCATCTTTATAGAAAATCCCAGCAAGCGGAATATCTTGCATCCTCTTTGCCAAATCTATCAACTGGATATTTGTCAGCGCATTTGCCATTTATTATAATATTACTAAATAAATAAATTATATTTATTAAACGAATTATATTGAATTTATAATATTCGCATTATTTTGATTATTTGAAATGTCAATTTTAGATTCATCATCTACGTTCCTATTTACATTAATCAATCCATAACATAATTTTACTGATGAACATTTACTACGATATAAATAGAAAAATATTGAAGCCGTTAATGGAACGAGAATTATAGACAAAAAAGTAAAAAGTTCATTCATTATATATATTCGTATTTTATTATTTTAAAAAATATCTAATCAATATATAATGATTAACTTTTATGAAACAATTCCAAAACACTTTTTAGATGATACAGGAAGTAATCCAAATTTTGAATTACATAGGATGAAGATACCATTCCGCGCTTGTGTTGTAGCGAGCAGTGGCGGAGGCAAAACAAATTTTATTACCAATTTAATACATCTTTTTTGTAAAGGAAAATCTGGAACATTTCACGATATAACCGTGATCTGCAAAGATAAGACAGAACCTCTTTATAAATATTTAGCAAGCAAGAGCGACTCGTTGCAAGTTAAAGAAGGTCAAGAGTCTTTACCCGATTTGGATAAAATAGACAAAGAACAAACCCATTTAATAATCCTTGATGATTTACAGATGGATAAACATCAGGAACGACTCGCACAATTTTATATTCGTGGAAGGAAAAAGAATGTAAGTATTTTATATTTGGCTCAAAATTATTATTATATTCCGCTTGTCATTCGTGGCAATTGTAATTATCTAATTTTATTAAAATTAGGTAATAACAGAGAAATATCAAGTATTCTAAAAACTAATGGATTGGCAATTGATAAAGAACAACTCCTAAAAATGTATAAATACGCAACAAGCCAACAATTCACACCATTAATTGTTGATATTGAGTCGGGAGATGATTTGAAAAAATATAGACGAGGTCTAACTGAGTATCTTTCACCAGAAGATTTTAAATAATTCTTTTATCTTCTAGACCCATAAGTTTTAATTCTTTTTTTTGCTTGGTTCTTTCTCTTGCTCGTCTATTAATCTCATCTCTATTTTTTTCGTGATACTTTTTCTGTTTATCCAAAAGTTTTTCTTTATTATTTTTGTAAAATTCATCTTTATATAATTTTCGTTCTTCAATATGATTTTCATAATATTTCTTTGCACTATTTATTTTTCTTTGTCTCCAAGTTTTATCATTAGTATATTTATCATATTCATATTTTCGTCTATGTTCTAAATTGAGTTGTCTCCATAATTTATTTGTTTCAATGTGTCTAATTCGTCTTGTTTCTTCACAAGTATATGCACGATATGTATTTAGAGTTGGTTTGTATTCATCTATTAATTTTTGTTCTATTTTTCTTGCTTCTTTTACATCACAATCAAAAATAAATAATTCTTCCATTTCCCAATTTTCAAATCCTCCATTTTCGCGAATAATTGTATAAATTTTACGATAATAACCTCTTTGTTCATTATCATTAAATACTTCTAAATGATGTCTCAATCTATTTTTAAGATTAGAAGTAGAACCTACATAATTATCAATAATATTTTCATCTTTACAATAAATGCGGTAAAACGAATATTTTTCCATTAATATATTTATAATATTTCTTTTAAGTTTATTCGTTTGAGTCATAAATAATAAATAATAATATAGTTTAATAAATGAAAATATATTATTACCTTATTTCTTGTAAAGACCCCGTAATTACTCAATGCTATGTGGGCTCCACGAACAACTATTCAAATCGTTGCCGTGAGCATTATTCAAGATGTAATAATCCAAAAGACGCATCATATAATAAAAAATTATATCAATTTATACGTGACAACGGCGGATTTGATAAATGGGAGATTCAATTAATTGATACAATTGAACTGTTTGATAAAAGAACTATATTAGCATTTGAACAAAACATAATTATGTTTTACAACGCCGAGCTTAATTCAAATTTAGCCTACTAGGGAATGGCTCATTATTTATTGAGCCGACCCTTCTTCATAAATATAATCAAAATAATCTTTCAACATCTTTGAAACTTCCTTATTTTTCTTAATAATATTATCAATCAATATGAGGTTATTTGAACCTTCCAAAATTTTTTTTTTTGGCGGTCGTCCTCGCTTTTTTGGCTGCGGGGCGACCGACTCAGTGACAACAGGCGACGGGGCAACAACAGGGTTATTTATGCGTTCTTGAATAGCGGAAGTAATAACCAAGTCTCTATATTTCGCAAGTTTTAAAATCTTCTTAATATCTTTGACGGCCGATTCAGTAAATCCGCGTTCAATAAAACTGCTTTCTAACATTTTAATCAAATTATTGGCTTCGTTATCTTTATCAGGTTGTATTCTTAAAAGAAGATAAGTCTCAAACGCACCAAAACCATTTGGACTTGTAATTCTTGCAGGCGGCGGAGACGGCTGCTGGACAACGGTCCGGATTTCCGGAACGTTCTCGTCTAGTTTTTTTAATTTTTCTTTCATTGATTGTTGCCGTTCTTTCAATGTCATTTTGGCAGGCGGCGGCGGCGGCGGAGATGAAGGAATTTCTTCTATCGCTATTTTTACCTTTTTATATTTAGGTTTTGAAGACGGCTTTGTATCTCCTTCCGCTTTATTAACAATTGATTTCCAATATTTATCATAATAGTTACTATTATTAGGGTTTGAAAAGAATTCTTTAATATGCAGCGGATCCATTAAATTAATAGACCCTTGGTATTCTTCTATTTCATCCATATCTAACTTTCCATCATCTTCTGTTTGTTTCCTAAAAAATCCCAAAATGTCATTTGTTTCTTTTTGAGTCAATGATTTCATAATAATATAATAGATATTTTATTCGTATAAATGCGATTATAATAATAAAATGTTGTTATATATAATGGTTAAAAAGTTGAATAGAGAAAAAATTATCCTTTATTTGAGAGCGTATCTTCAGTCTATCAATTCTAATCAATCTCCACAATTTGAAACCTACACAGACTCGGAATTATTAAAATGTATTCAATTATACAAATTAAATTATAATCATTTATAATATATAATGACGGCTTATAATGAATTTGTTAAACAATACGCAACCGACAATAATTTATCATATCGCCAAGCACAACAGGAAATAAAACAAAACGACGATTATAAAATTTCCAAATCCATCTCTAAAAAAATATCACAACCAAGCAAGAAACAACAATGCGAATCAAAAAATTTGGACTATAACGATT